GATAGTGTCGGCTACCGGGGTTACACCGTCAGTAGTCAAATGATTGTTCGGATCAACAACCCAGTTGTTAATCGTGCTTGAATCCGTAGCTGTGCCACCAAAAGGTAACCAACGACGAAATACAACAGTATCCGACATATTTTTACCGATTCTGTGCTGACGCCCAGTAATTGATAGAACCATACGAGGAACTGCATGTTTTAAAATTTCACCCTTCGTTTTTGCGATTCGTGGGGTGTTTACGTCATACGAGACAATACCCATTAGAAATTACTCCAAAAAATTAATTATGTAAATTTAGTTTTTCGCTAAAGGGCTAATGCCGTTTCTCGTTAAATCTTTCAGGGCATACGCGCTGAATCACAAATCTATTTAGTAGGTTGAGTTGTTAAACCCTTCGCTAAACGCTTTTTCAACGTCTGCGGCGTCTGATACAGGGGCTTGTCTACTATTGCCAGTTGTGGGAACAATATTTGCCATCAAACGCTGTTTATTCATATCAACGATTTCTGTGGGTGCTTCTATTTCGGCTTGCGGCTTAGACAATTGAAAATTATCTAAAAGCGCTACCGCTGATTCACCCGACGAGTCGCCGTACAGGGAGCCTTTTTTAGAGGCCCACACAGGATTACTATCTAACAAAGTTTGATAATAATCAGAAGCTTGTCTATTCATCATAGGTCTATCTTGGACTGTAGCCGATCTAGCCTGATTTAGAATAGCCTCATACTGAGTTATTTCCTGTTCGTTAGGTCCACCTTCGTAAACCCAACCTTTAAAATCTTTATCATTGATCGTAGTTTCCCACCCTGGATGCTTAATGTCAAGTGTACGCTTAACAGCTAGTTCATTCATACTTTCGTTATTTAGATCTATGGCTTCTTGGCGCAGTTCTTTACGTAGGCCATCTAACGCGCTTCCGACCGCGGTGCTAACCGATTGGTCCATTTCGTCAAGGGCCTCTGCAAAACCTTCAAAATCTTCACGTAACACGTCACGTTTTTCTTTGTTAGCCAAAGCTTCTAAAATTTGGTCTTTCGTAGGCTTAGGTGCTGCTACCGGTACTCGACTTTGTTTATCTATTACGCTTTGTAATTTGTTCGCGCGACCTGAAGCTGATTTAGCGATATCATTCGCTTGTTTTACACTAGCTTCCATCGTTTCAAAATGAACGCGCATGGTATCAGATATCCCTTCCCACGGATCTACTTCAGTATTAGGCTTTTCCGTAGGCTTTTCTTCTACGATAGTTTCCGTTGACTTAGTAGTTGTAGCGACTTTATCTATAGCGACTACTTCTTCTTCAATAACTTCAGCGTCGGATATAAAGTCTTTATTTTCAAATCCTGCGGTGAAAGCTTTTTCTACGTCTGCTGTGGATGCTTTTTTACCCATTACATTATGCTCCATTAATTACATTGATCTTACGTGCTTAGTTACTTTGGTAACTTTTTTGGTAGCTAAAAATTTTTGAAAAGCTTTAATTTCTGCGATACGACCACGAGTAGAAATATCTGAATCGAACTTATCATTATCTATTCTAAGCTTAGTCAATCTTTTAGAAAAATACTCTATTATTTTTACTGCGGCAGGTTCCATCTTTTCAAAGTCATTTAAGTCTAATTTAATACTATCCATTTAAGCCCCCATACCTTCGTTTTCAAAATACTTTTTAACATCGCTATGAACTTCTTTCGCAGTCTTCGCGCAATACGATATGTCACCATCTTCGCACTCTATGGTAACAATGCCGCCCTTTAATAAATGGCCCATAATTTCAGGCTGACTTAAAAATTCTGGATGCTTATCTTCATAAATTAGTTTCCAAGAATCTACATCCTGAAAATCTTTTGACTCAAAAATACACACCTTAATTTTGTCGGCATCAAATTGTGCCTGGGCGTCTTTGGTTTCTTTAGCATTTCCTTTAGCTTTTAACTGGCAGGAACTAGCGCCGCAGGTTATATAATCCTCGACAATAGTGGCTTGTTTTTCAAACATCATTTCTTTATCACAAAACTGGCAGTATGTAGACATTATATTTTCTCCTACTTAGAATACGATTGACCATCCGGCGCGCGCCCTTTAGGCTCGACCAGTGGTGCCGTAACTTCGGTATCGTGTAAGCTAACTTGAGTTTGCAGTTTCAATACCGTATCTTGAATTTTTTGTTTAAGCTGTTCAATTTGACGTTTATCTGAACCTTGTTCTTTGGCATTTGTTAAGATCATTTGTAACTCGGTTTCCATCTGAGCAATAGCAAATTTAACTTCATCACTTTTCGCTTTAGCTTGTAAATCAAGTTGTGCTTTGTTCATAGCTACTTCAGCGCTACGCGTGTCAATATCACGTTTTTCTTGTACATCTACTTTTTTCAGTTGCGTAGCGAATTCTTTTTGAGACTGGTCTAGTTGCATAGCTGTTTGAGCTTGTAACTCGGCAATCTGAAGTTTCGGATCTGGTTGGTCTTGGGCCATTTTCTCAACGATACTCTGCCATTCTTCATCATCATACGCAATCGTATCGGGATCAATATGGTTCGCTTTAAGAACGTTATCCAACCATTTCGCCGGATCTTTCTTAAACAACGGATTCATTACATATTGGCCAATTTGTAACATGGCTTGGTTCGCTGCATCTTTTTCGATTAGCGCTGAAGATCCTCGAGCATCAATATTAAAATCACCTTTCATCGAATCGTCGTCTGAGTATTGCAGGATATATTTATAATACCGTCTAATATGCGGAGTCGTCACAATATCATCATATAATCGAGCCACGCGGCGCAATACAGATGACGCGTTACGATTTTGAAGCATCATACCCCCAAGCGTTTCAGGAGTCTTTTGGTTTGTCTGGCCTTGCATTATGATAGGTAGACCCGTTATATCCTCGGCGAGTTGCAAACCTAACTCTATGATAGCTTGTAATTCTTTCTGGATCATTGGTGCTATTATAAACTGAAGCGCATCCCTCGGCGAATTCTGCCCAGGCTCTGCGTCGTCTGCCGCAATGAAAACTTTCCATGGTCTTACCTCATTAATGCCATCATCGGCTTGAATAACATTTGTATCGATATACACCATTGGACCACCGGCGATACCGGCGTTATCCATCATGTGCCGCATAGCACCAACAATAATACGTTGTGCCGGTCTAATTTGTCTCGCTACCCCGATACCCCAAGGCATACCTAAACGTCGTTGCCACACCATTACATCGTAAGGGAATTCGCCGTTTTCTAAATGCGCTATCGTCGCTTTAATTACTCGGTTATTGATCATGGTTACCTGAACGTGAACATAGTCACCTTCATCACCGTATTTAATATCCATTTCGTCAGACATGATATCGATAGTGACTAAATCTTTTTTTGCCATTACCCCGTGGTAATACCAAATTTCAAATAGCGATTTTCTGTTTTCTGAATAGTTTCTTAATCCTGGATTGTCGGACTTAGACGAGTATTCGTGTTGCGCCTCCATCGGGCCTTCTTCGATAACTTTAATGATTTGAGATTTTACGTAACCCTTCACGCCAATAAGTTTTATCAACTTAGCTTGCGTAATATCGTCACGCTCCCAAATAAAGTTACCGTTATGTATATCTTCACCACACGAAGGATCGGGAAAAAGATTTCGGTAAAAAATACGAAATGACGCGGGTTTTGTTTCAGAAACTTGTTTTAGCTTTCCATTAAGGAAAACTAACTTTGTTGAATTTATTGGGACCGGACCTTTTAAAATACCACTACCTACTTTAGCAGCATCTTCTATTAAACGTCGATTGTGTGCAGTATATTGAGTTTCTATGTGCCAATCCCATATCTGGGTTTCAGCTTTTTTCGCAGCTTCTTTCGCACGTACCATAATTTGCTTAGCCTGGTTAATCGCGGATTCTCTTTGTTCTTTTTGTTGTTCAGGTTTTTTAGTATTCTTAACTATGGATTCTTCCATTTCTTTAGGAATTTCACCCTTAGCCAATTTTTCCATATCCTGTTTAGGGGTGGGCCTTATTGACCAAGCTTTGTCATCAGTCGGTAACATCATATCGCCCATACGCGCCGCAACAGTGTCGACATACGCTCGGGTAATATTTAAAAATATTGTTGATCCACGAGATTCTTGGTCTTCGTCGATAATAGTTTGTTGGCCTAAAGGTTTGCCTCGCCACGCGGTTAATTCACGACGGTTAGCATCATCGATACCCTCATAGTATTCTTCGTCTTCAAGCCATTCGTCTTCAATTCCTGAATTTTGGCGACCTTCGATAGCCTCAGATCTTGATTTAGATAATATGTTACCTATGCTATCTAAGGCGTCAGCCGCATCATCCATAGATATATCGAATTCTTTACCTTCTATAATAACGACTTTAATATTTTTCTTATCTTCTGACATGACTATTGTACTCTCTCAATATACATGATGGTGATGCTGCCACTGGCAGCGTCGTCGGGATCGATAATAATACTATCGTCGAATAATACGCCCTGTTCTCCGGCAAAGTCTACTACTGTACCCGCGACTAGTGATGCGGGAATGGTGAAAATGATATCTGACCCATTTTTAATAAAACAGATATGAGCCGATAACGTAGTATTAACATAGAACCCTCGAACAACAGCCGGTAGCCCAAAAACCGTTGTTAAGTCGGTTGCTAAATCTACTCTATTCGGCTTCCAATTGGCCATGGTCTAGAATACACCTAGACGAGCACGACGTTGCGCTGAATTATTATTACCAACATATTTTACGGTAACCGTTGGATTGGTTCCCGCCGTTAGCGTAGTTAAATCTGCTTTTATATACGGCATAGGTTTATCGATATTGAAAAACATTGCTTTCGTCGCGGTTAATTCGCCCGCTGAAAAAGTATGCTCCGTAATTTGAACAAAAGTAGAATTATCCAAACTACCAAGTAAAGCTACCT